CAATCTGGCTATTTTTCTTTCTAAATTTTCTTTCTTTACAGATAGTGTTAGTTGTTTTTTCATTGATCTTTGTTTCAATGATATATTAGCCGCTATCAATAGTAATACTGCTAATGGATCAAATACAAATATTAATACTACTATAACCCACCTAACAGCCTCATCAAAATGGTCTTTTGCCTGTTCTCCATATATTAATTCAGCAATATATTTAATAGGTCCTACTTCGGCCTCTATCTTATCTTGTTCTAATGCTAAAACTGATTTTTCAGTTATTAAAATTGCAATCTCATCACTTGCACTATAGATTGCCTCATTTAAAAGGTCTCTTTCTTCTTTTTGTGCCTTTCTTTCTTTAAGTCCACGAGTCACATATTCTTTGTCTATATAGACTTCTAATGCCTTATCTAATAATTCTAATTGTTTTTCTGCTCGTACTACGATTAAATTTTGTTGATTAATTCGTTTATCTAATAATTCTATCTTAATATTATTACCAGATATTGGTTTAACTTGATCTAGGTGTGCCTTTGATAGGAAACCAAAGATACCCATAGAGGTTATGAATACTAATACTATAATTGCTATAAACAGATATGTTTTTAAAATTCTAGGTATATCTGAGCGCCAATTATGATATAGCCAAGTAGCGGCCACTAATTTACCAACTTCTAAAGCACTACCCATTGCAATAATAGGTACAACAGCACCTGCGAATAGAGTTGCCAATCCTACAATAGAATAACCAGCGGCTATTACAGATATAGAAATAGCAGTTATAAATGTTAATAAAATTAAGAACATATTAGTCTCTATAGTCTTTTCTTATCTTTTTAATAATACTTTTAACTTTCCAAAAGTAATCTTTATCAGTAGCATATGCTTCAAGCGTATCTACCAAATCTAAACTATCTGCACCTGTGGCCAATAGTTCTCTATATTTTTCATATAAAGTATGATTATTTAGAGTTTTAATATAGTGAGCAACACTATCACACTCGTGTTGGTATACCTTAACTCCCCATTTTTTAGGATTGTTTGTAGGCAACATGTGTGGTTCTTTTAGATCATAGGTTCTCATACCAAATAGGTTTTTACCTACTCTAGCAAACCTACTATTTCCCCAACCCGACTCTAGAGCCGCTTGAGCTAATAATAAATCTAAATCCACTTCTACAAGTGTCTTGTCGTAAAAGTAAACAAAATCTACACATTGATTCACATTTTTTAAAAATTGTTCATTGTTTGTATATTCAAAATTAGGTTGTATTGGCACATCAGCCATTGCTTGTTTCTTATAAAAGTGTAAAGTAAATACACAAGCTATAACTATTACTACAAACATTAAAGTTCTTCCTATTGTTTTTATTGTTTTCATAATTTCCTCGCTATGTAATCGTATCCGACCCATTCTAATCCTTCTTCATCTGTAAATGATTCTAATTTAGATTGATATAAAGATAATCCTTCTTTCATTTTTGCAACTTTAGCAAATATAACAGCTGCCTGTTTATCTGTAAAATTATCATACACGTCTTTAGCCCAATTACCAGTGTAATAAGTTTTTGTTGTACCTGGTAGATTTGATGGTTTCTTCAATTGTTCTAATTGTATCAACGCCTCACCTACTCTGCCTTTCAGGTAAGGGTCAAGTTCTTTCACTTTCCTTCTCGTCATTTCACTCATTATAAATCTAATCCTATTCTATTTAATTTTGTTCGGTAACTATAAAACAAGGAGTTATGGTTACCAGTATCGCCTTCATTGACCATCTGATATAAATGTACCATTTCGTGTGCCAAAGTACATGCAAATTCTTTTTTATTAGTGTAGTAAGGTCTCATATGGAGTTGGTATTCTCTAGTTCCACGTCTATCCCAATCATAAGTTAATACTTGACCATATATTTTTTCTTTTCTTTGGTGATCTCTGATCTGTTTAATCATTATCTTGTTAAACGGAGATAACTTGTTGTTAAAAATTAGTTCATTTAGCATAATAAAATACTTCTTAATATCTTTATAAGTTGTTTTATATTTTCTGGATTTATTTTTAAGGTCTATCTGAATGATCCTTTTAGTTTTGGTGATTCTTGACTTTACTGATTTTCTTAACATACTTACTTTTTCCTCTGTTTAAGTTAATCATTATATACAATCTTTATCAAGTGCTTTAGTATCTTCCAATAATTTACACTTATACTCGTGGTCAGCCTTTAATCTTAATTCTGTCATTACAGAATCTAAAATGTATGGCAAATGTTTCTGTATAACTGAAATCATTTCCAAAGCATAAAGGTGTCCAAGTCTTTCTAGTTCACTTTCTAGGATAGCCTTGTTGTCAATGTCACTGTTTTTAATAGTTTCTGATATAACATGTCCAATAACTGCGTTAGTGTAGTCATCTGCCTTTGCTATACTTGATAAACCGAACCATAATGTGCTACAGATTATCAATATTGTCGCTAAAAACTTTTTCATAATATAATATACCTTTCTTTTTATATATTTATTATATACCAAACCACTAGAATAGTCAAGCGAAAAATATATTTAAAAAGCGTGTAAAATAAGGGTTTTTTAAGGGTACGGTATGTCGCACCCTTAAAAAGTGAGGTTTTAAGTCAATAATTCGTTAAGAATCGACTTGTTTGTCTGTTGCATAAATTCATCTGACCAGTTAAAAGCCTCTTTGACCATCTGAGCCGTTAATCCTTTATACATGTTGTTGATTTTTTTGTCTTTGATACCAATCATAACCTCAGCGTCCTTTTCGTGTAAAGATTCTAATAAACCAAGGAACATCTTTTCTTTATGTAATCTGGTAATTTCTGGATCAGCACCTTTAACAAAGTGCCATAGTTTCTTACTTGCGAATAATAGACTTGTATGTTCTGTTCCTGCTGGAGCTTCATTTGCTATGTAAGGAGGTCTTCCTTCTGGTAAATCAAACTCTATTTTAGGATCAAATGCAGCCTTAAGCAGGCCTCTCATTGCTTGGTTGTTGTGTTGTTTTAAGATTGCTATCTTTTTTGGTTTATCTTTAGCATTGTTAATTTCCGTAAAAATCTCGTGGACAGTAGGTTCTCCTGAGCCTGCTGTTCTGGAAGCCGCCGCTAATGATGGATTTATTTTTGCTATTGCCATAATTTATTCTCCATATATATGTTAGAAGTCATTTACTTGTTCAATCAATGTCTTCAATTTGTTTTTCATAAAGTAATTTAACAGGAGCGACCTGTCTTTAGCTTTATAATTCTTGTAAGTATTTATAATACTTTTTTCTATGTGTTCTGGTATTTGAGACAAGTCAATTAGTCTCTTATTCCGTTGGTAGTTCTTCTTAATTGATGGTTCTATGTCTAATGATGTTTCTATATCAGTAAACTCAGCCAATCTTTTCTTATTAATAGGTCTCTGCCTAACTCCCTTATCTAAAAATATATCATCGGCACTCAATACGTTTGGTACACCGTCTGATCTATCACCCTTAATAATCTGTTCATGTAAGAATTGTATAGGGTCTTCGTTTTCACCAATAAAACCTTTTAATATTGGACTGAATTGGTAAACGTCTCCATAATGGTGTAGTTGGATAAAATCTTTGTCACCAGATACTATCAAATACTTATCTTCTTCTCTCAATTTTATAAGACTAGCAATAATATCATCTGCCTCTGCTTTGGCAACATGCATAACAATATATGGAAAGTTTTCTATTAGTTCATTCTTAATGGTCAACATTATATCAAATATATTGTCCCAATCTGTATCTGAATCTACTCTACCTTTTCGTCTACCATGTTTATAAAGTGTAAATATTTCTCTACGCCAAGGATTGGGAGCGTCTGAACATAATATCATTTTACCATACTCGTCTCTAAATTTTATATTAAAACCTCTCAATGAATTTAAAACCATCTGTCTCACCATATCTAAATTAGGTTTAACTTCTGGCTTACCTCTAGTCTGAACCATTAAGTTAGATATTAATACTTGATTTAAATCCACTAGTATCATTATAGATATTCACTCCAATGTTTTTCTTTAACTAATTTACCTTTTAATTTTGCTCTTAATCTTCCCTTTAATATTTTTATTCTATACTTTATACCATCAATGGTTGTATGCATCCAACCACAATCGTGTGGTTCAATTTGTTTCTTAAACCATTTGTTTGTATCTTCTAATGTTTCTATTTGTTTTTGTAATTGTACTTTAGTTGACATAAATCTCCGTTTAAGTTGAATGGTGGCGATTTCTCGCCACCATTTTATATACTATATGTATATTAGTTTTTGTAAGCGAAAGGCGTACCATACATTTCTTGTATACCAGCAGCTATAATAGCTTTTGTTGGTGTACCTACTCTGTAAGAAGTACCTTTTGCTCCTTTGTTGATATAGATCATATTACCTTGTGATCTTAATTTATCAACCATCGCTCTTGGCGATTGAAGGTCAAATCTGTTTCTCAAAATTTTCCAAGATACAGACTCACCTCTATTCAAAAGATTTAATACCTTTTGAGTTTTGCTCATAGTAGGTCTTCCGACTCTACCAAAAGCTTTCTTTATAGATTTAAACATTGTTTAAGTCTCCTTTTTTATTATTCACTATTTTACAACCTGCAAAGGCGATTCCAGTTGGAATTCCGTTAATCTTTATCATCATCTGTTTCTTCTGTAAAAAATTGGTTGGCACCATTTGATAGGTCGTCAACTTCTTCTTTTACCTCTTTACTAAATGGTCTAGTTGGTGTACGTTTAGCTTCTATTACCCTACTATAATCTATTTTAGCTGATCTATGACCATTCTTTAATTGTTTTATATCTACTAATTTGTCTGTTAAGGAGTGAGACGTATGTTTCATTCCAAAATCTCTGTAGATTAAACCTCTTAATGTGTCTACCACCATAGCCAAGTCTTTTGTAAATGTTAACTTATCTGTTTTTATGGCCATATCTAGAAAACTGTTTATTAATTTCATAACTATATCATCTACAGCAGATTCAATATATTGTTTTGTTTGCTGTTTCTTTAATTGATCGTTAAGTTTGTTTTGAATTTTTTGACTTTGTTGATCTTTACCTACACGCCTTACAATTTTATTTGTAGGAAATTGAATAATGTTTTTAATATCGTCATCGCTCATATTTTATAAAACGTATATTTAACTGTTAATTCTTCCCACACTTTTATAGGTCGTTCAGTATATAAAAAATACTTATTATAGTCTTCAACATCTTCACGCCCTAATACACCTCTCACCTTTATACAATTTGGTTTATCACTATGATTGATAAAACCACCTAACGGTGTTCTTATAAGTTCATCTTTAACAACTATATGTGATAATCCTAAATTAGTATCTTTCTCAATAAATTTTGTTGTAAATATTCCTTGACCCTCTATAGAAGATTTTTGAATTATTAATCCGTCTGGTAATGGTTCATACGTCATTATAGTACATCACCTTTGAAATTTATCTTACCTTCTTCTACAAAATACTCTAACAGTTGGTTATAACCACCAACTAATTGCTCGTCTATCTTCACCTGTGGCATTGATTTTACTTTTTTACCAATGTCCTTTAACATAGCGTCAACAGACGAAAAATCTTCCATCTTTTTTTCTGTGTATTCAAGGCCAAGCTTAGTTAAAAGTTCTTTGGCCTTGGTACAAAAGTGACAATTGTTTTTACTGTATATTACTATTTTCATTGGATTCTTTCATTAAGTTTTCGTAAGCTACGTCTGCTTTCATCTTAACGTTATAAGAATCTACAGCTTCTGAAATAGTGAAATTATACATTTTATTGTATTCACCCATTGGCAATCTTAAGCCAATCCAAGCTCTGTAATATCCATTTTTAGTCATTGTGACATCTTTAGCAAAGATTTCATAACCTCTAACTGGTGTTTCTTTAATTAAGTTTACTATTGTAGACTCAACCTCTGATACAGTTGTCTTGTTATTATTCTTTCCTAGTTCAGTTATGAATTGTTTGCTAGACTTATTCATTTCGCCTTTGATAATGTCGGCTAACTCTGCTTTTGCTATCATCATACCTTTTTCTATTGCTAGATTTAAGTCTGGCGATACAGCAGTACCAACTCCAAAGATACACATTTTATCTTTTTCTTTACCAAATCTTGGCGTGGCACATGCTTTTGATTCAGAAAAATCGGCCATGTACCATTTTGGTACTTGATTTAACACTTTGCCTTTTTCTGATTTTATTTGATAATTAGAAGAACAATTGGAAATCAATAGTCCTAATAATACAACTCCTACGAGTTTTATCGTTTTTTTCATCATATATTTTAATTTACCTCACTCTTAATAGAATACACCATTTCGCCTAATTTGTCAAGTCCCATTTGTACATAGTCCAAAAACTCACCAGCTGAAATTCCAGTGATTACTACGAATAAGAGAGATAAAATGATTAAGTTTTTAATCATTGTTTTACCTTCCATTCACCGTCCTTATTTAAACATGTTTTTCCGAACGACTTAAAAACATGATTTTTTCTACTATACCAACGGCAATACTCTGGTGTTGCAACGTCTCTATAGTAAAACTGAGCAAACAGTTCCCAATAACTAGGACCGTCTACTTTCTTCCTACCATCAGCACATTCAAGGGTTTCTTCTTTTATTATATTATTGCCTTGTTGCTTGATAATAATTTTTACATAACAATATTGATCGGCGGCATTTTTTGGTTCAATTGTCGTGATCTTATCGTAATAAACCTTACCTTTTTCTTTTTCAACTTGTTCAATCTTCTCTAATACTTCAATAGTTTTTTCTACTGTAGATGATACTTCTGTAGATGATATTACTTTTACCTCTGATATTGGTAAAACATTGCCTGTTAAATCAGCTGTCACTCCTTCAACATCTGATTTTGCAACATCGGTTAACATCAATATAGAAAAGGCCATAATCGTGGCCATTAAAAATTCTTTTTTATTCATTTCTCTCCTTGTACATAAAATAACCACCCATAACTATACCTGCAAGGATTATAGTTCTTAATTCTATAGGTGCTGACCAAAATATTTCAAATATTTCTATCAATTTCTATTCCAATCTAATTTTTGTACTAACGGAATCATTATATTTGGATCCGGAAATACTTTTTTGTTTATTTTGTTAACTGATATAGTTAACCAAACTAACATTGCTATTATTACACACTTAGCTAATATGTCTACTTGTTTCGTCATTTGCTCCTAACTTTGTTAATGTATCATTAATTTCATAAAGTTCGTCATTTAAAGTATTTGTTTCACCTGAAAATTCCATTTCGTCCTTTATTTCATCTTTTCTTTTTTTAAGATTTTGTACTGTTGTATTATTCGCCATAATTTCCTTTATCACTTGCTACAAGTTTACATTGTGATTGTATATCTACTATCATATTGTCAACTTCAGCGTCACGCTCTGGTGACTTTGTTTTATTATATTTTGTTTCATATAATCTATCACTAATGACTTTTATACCATTAATCTTTTTGCATAGTTCACTTACTTTATGTATCATTGTTTTAACTCCACCCAACGTCCATCTGGTAATTGACAAGCAGTACCAAATATAACTTCTCTATTAACACCGCCTATACCAATTAATGGCCATCTATTTGTTATATCCACTGTAGCGTCATATTCTTTACACTTAAACGGTCCTTCCATATAAGATCGTGTAATTTTAATTATGCCTGAATTTCCTGTTTTACTATTATACCAATTAGTATATGAAGAACCATTAATACCATTGTTTAAATGATCTACGAATACAGCATTGTGTACATCGTAGTCTGAATTATACATAATTTCTGCACCGGCAAATGCACCAACTAAAGTACAACCAGCGACAACATAGGGATCACTTACTCCCATTTCAAGACATGCACCAGTGGTTGTTGTAGCACCTAAAACTGCTCCTACTTGTGATCTATTTGTAGAAGCACAATTTGTAAGTGCTAAACCGATTAATAATATTAGTATATTTCTAATCATTACTGTTTTATATTAAACAATCCTTTTATTTGGTCTATTGTTTTAGCTAATTGAATTTTACCCTTAGCCCAATTTTCTTTTTGGAACTTTTTAGTTTTTTCAATTTCCATAGACAAGTGATTACCAATCTTCATTGGAACCTCTGAAACTGACTTACCAAATTCTTTTAGTGTCACTTTAGTGTTCTCATCACTTTTTGCCATAGTTGCTGTCATTAAACCAATTATGGTCATTAACATCATCATTGTTCTCATCTTTCCTCTTTCTTTGGTTATTATATTTGTTCTCATATAATTAGTTAAACACTTTTATTAAAATTATGGTTTGCATAATTAACAACACAATTGGAAGTATAGTTCTAATTAATTCCATTATGTGATTATACTCATCTAATTTTCTTTCTAATTTATTTCTTTTCTTTTTCATTAATACCAATCCCTTTGAATTTTTTCTGTTTTCTTCGTAGTTGTCAATCCTGATTTAGATTCTCCAAGGTCTGTAGCTTCATGTTCTCTTTTTTCTTGTCCCATTTTTTCTGCATAAGTCATTCCAAATACTGTCTTATAAAAATGGTCTCTAGGATTTGTTGATCTATAAGCTATCTCTAAATTATCAAAGTTAATATTAACATGTTCATAATAATGTGGTTTGTCTATTTTTAGTTCTTTATGATCTACACAAAATTTAATTCTATTTGTGAAATAATCGTTTTCTTTGGCGTCTTGGTCTTTTAATTTGGACAAAGCAATGTCTTTTTTCTTTGCCTCTGCAAATTCTTTGTATAAATTATCTTTATCGTATCTAAAACTCATAGTAATCCTTCCGTTATATTGTTTATTCTCATTAGGCTATCAGGAACCCTTGTAAATGGCAACCCTACAAGAAACACTGTATTTACTTGTTTTTTCACTCCTGGAAAGCGCCAGGACACGCCAGGAACGCTTTTTCTCGCTGTCTGCATACTAGAGTACCCCCTCTCCAAAAGGTAATACTAGCTGTTTCGCAACTTGTGGTTGCACTTTATCTAGTCTATTTCCAAGATTTTTAAGTCTTGCCGGTAACACTTTAGTTATATTACAATAGGTACAACATACATCTTTTCCAAGTGGTGTTGGATTATGGTAATCCATACCATTATCAATTTCTATTTCGCATATACAACACTTCATTTGTTTTTTCGCTTTCATATTTTACTCCTATTAAAAATCAGTTAGTTCGCCATCAACATTTTGTCTAATATATTCTTCAACTGCCTCAATGTCTTTTTGATATTCGCCTATCTTCTCATCAATCAGCTTATGTGTTGGTTTAAATACTATATTCTCTGGTAGACTCTTCTTAATCTCTTTTAGGTCTGCAAGTGGTCTATCTAAATCGTGACTTGTTGCCATATTATTCTCCTTCTTGTGGTTCATATGAAACAGTATTAATCTGAGTCTCCGGATAGCGGCCGGATAATTCACGCTTATGGCGAGACTCGCCGTCCTCAAATGGTGTTGTTGCGTCTTCACTACTCATTAATAATATTACATAATGTATAGCTTTTAATAAATCTTTTCTATTTCTACCATTTTTCTTACCAAATCTAGCAAGATATTTAATTGCATTGGCTTGGCAAAAATCTTTATCAATACCTACTGATCTTAACAAATCTTGTACCTGAAAACCTTCGTCACCTGTAGCGTTAGATACATAATGTTGACCATATGTTGATTTAATGTAATCTGTTATTTCTTTTATAATTTTATCTTCGTTATATTTCATATCCTCTTTCTTTACCATTGCCAAATATTCGCTGTCAATATTAAAATTAACATCGCTGGCACAACTATTGTCATTGGCCAAAACTCTAAAAATTGTAGCCAAAGTGGTGGTTGTTTATTTTGTTTTTTTATATCTCTTTTAATTTCCATAATTAGATTATGAAGTGGTTCGCCTTTTTGAAAATTAGGAAAATCCAAATCACTCAATAGTTTCACTTGATTATATGCCTCTAATACAGTTGTCTTTTTTAGTTCAACGTTTACAGTTTTCACTATTTACCTAACTGACTTTCTGCTTCTAAATTATTTGAAACATCAACATCAGATTCTTCTTTAGTTCCATAAACAACTTTTTCTAAATCGCCTAATGGATCCATTTCTTTTTCTTTTTCAACAACTTCGCCCTTGTCATTAATGACATCGGTTTCTAAAGCATATGTGTCTAGTTCAACATCGCCATTTTCTTTGGCATTTTCTAAACCATCATAATCGTCATAAACTACTTTAGCAACATATTCAGTATCACCTGATTCTGTATAGTTGGCGTCTACCATATGTGTTTCAACACCGCCTTTTTCTTCTGCTAAGTCTTTACCTATGTTTGAATAGTTAATACCTGCGTCTGAAAGCAATGTATCTGCCTCATCTTGGTTTTTCGCTAATACATCTTGCTCTATGCATAATGTATAGTAAGTTTTTTTTCTGTATAGGTTTTTACCTATATCGTCTTGACCAATATATTGGTCTGTTATATCATGTTTACTCATTATTGTACCTTTCTCCACGCATATTTTGTATTTTTGATCTTACTTTTAGTAAGTTTAGGATTATAATCCTTTCTTAATGATTGTCTGGCATATGCTTGACCATAATCATTAAATAAATCTTTATTACCTCTAGCTGTTTCACCAAATACATCTTCATATGTTTGGTAATATTTCTTTTGACTAATCAACTGTACTTTAGTTGTTTTAGCAAAATTAGAAGCTGTTTCTTTATAATTCCAATCTAAAAATTTAACAATCTTTAATTTCATATTATCATTAAAGTATTTCTTAAACTTATTAGGTACATTTCTATATACAGTTTCATATGCATAGAAATAATCACCTTCTTGTTCTGAATCCATATATTCTCTTAAATAACATACGTTAAAAGTTGTACCGTTAACAACATCACTTAAAGATTTCCCTTCAACAAATATAGCTGGATCGCTATTAACAAATTTATCTGGTTTAGTATTCAATTTTAGTACCTCCGTTTTTAGTGTAATCTGCAATTACTTTTCCTGAAATTGCGTCAACATAACAAAATATGTTAGTGTCATTTTTAAAATCATCTATAACTTCATCAATATTGTATTCATCAATACCGATTAAATTGATATTTCCTGCATTTAATATTAAATTTTTTGCAACTGTTGAATTGTAAACACCAGCTTTGAATTTTGCAAGTATTTTATCTACATTGCTTTCTGCTGTGTCTGTAGCCCATTGTTTTACTTTACTCATTAGTGTATCCTTTGTTATTATTGGTTAATCCTATCATACTATTTGACGTTTGGCAACTAGTTTTTTTAAGTGGGCTTTCGTTCCTTTCGTTGTTTTTACTCTGAAAACCACATAAAGGGAAAACTAAAACATTTCTAGAAAGCCCAAAGTTTCCGGTCGCCTTTATTGTGAAATTCATACTACTATCCTATCAGTCCTGGCGAGAAAGTCAAGCACTTTTTTTACTTTTTTTACTAGTATTTACTTGTGTTTGTTCTGGTTTTGTTCTATTTCCAGTTGTCTTCAACCCATTTCTGCTTTGATTCGTGTGGGTTAGGTTTACCATGAAAGACAGCCACTTTTGTGTTTGACTTTCTTTCAAATGTCCACTCTGATTGGTGTATTCTTGGTTTCTCTCTATCGTACCACTTGTATGAGAAAGTCCAATCGTCTGGCATAATCTTTAGATGTGGTGATTCATGCATAATTAAGCTAATCACCTGTTGATCGCCTTGGTTTCTACTCATACTGGTTTCATCGTTCTTAAATGATTTCCATATATGTTCAGCTGTGATATTATTGAATTTCATTATACTTGAATTGAAAGATTTACTATTAGGATTAAAATCGTTTATGATACCAAAGGTGTCTTCTTTACCAAACAATGCCATATCGTCTATGTTATCTAATATCACTACATCTAAATCAAAGTATAAACAAGTACCTTGTAGGTCGGCCTCATGGCTAAAGAGAGTTAATTTATTCCACCAACCATCATATTGGTTAAATGGTAATTTTCTTGTCTCTATATCGTCAATTATTTTTAGTGAAGGGTGGTTCGTATAACAAATAAACTTAAATGGCATAGAAAGGTTCCTTTTTACCATACTGTATAGTTTATTTACATAGTCTATACTATACTTGTTTCCCCAATATACACATACTATATTAACCATCTAACAAGTATCTCACACATATTGGAAAATGGTCTTTCATATGTTTTGATATATGATGTGTTATCACTCTTGTTTCCACTTGAGCATTTTCTTTATTTCTTAAATTACATACCCTAGCAAATGCATATAAACTACCTGACCATATCCACTCGGTCATCATACATTGAG